GCAATAGACCGCCCTGGCGAAACCTACTTCTACTGTGCCCCAACATATCGCATGGCAAAAGACATAGCCTGGAAAGAAATAAAGAAACTAATTCCCCGAGAATGGATCCAATCCAAAAACGAAACCGACCTCAAAATAGAACTAATCAATGGTTCGCTAATTGAACTCAAGGGCACAGAAAACGCAACAACCCTGCGTGGCCGAAGCCTTGCTGGAGTAGTACTTGACGAAGCAGCCTTCATGGATTCCGATGTTTGGTTTCAGGTAATCAGACCAGCCCTAGCAGATAAACAAGGTTGGGCACTTTTCATTTCTACACCAGACGGCACAGCCTCATGGTTCTACGATTTGTGGTGCTACGTTCCAGAAGATGAAACAGGTGATTGGAAACGCTGGAGCTTCACAACAATAGACGGGGGTAATGTTCCAGAAGAGGAGGTCCAGGCAGCCAAGGCCCAACTAGATACCAGAACATTCAAGCAGGAGTTTGAGGCAAGTTTTGAGAATCTCACTGGTCTTGTCGCAGTCTCATTTTCAGATTCCAACATTTCTAGCGAAGCGGAGGACATATCTATCGCCCCACTTTTATTAGGGGTCGATTTTAACGTAGATCCACTTTGCGGAATCTGTGCTGTCCGCTACCGAGACATACTTTATGTCTTTGACGAGATAATTCTGACAGGCGGTGCAACAACCTGGGATTTTGCCGAAGAAGTTACAAATCGTTACGGAGTAGAAAGACGAATTATTGCTTGCCCCGACCCAACAGGTGCAGCCCGAAAAACATCAGGAGTAGGCTCAACGGACCACACTATCCTACGCAGAAGTGGATTCACAGTATCCTCTCCCCGATCTCCCTGGAAAGTTCGCGACAAAGTAACCGCAATCAATACCGCACTATATGATGCAGCAGGAGAAAGGCGAACTTTGATTCACCCACGCTGCAAAGAACTCATAAAATCGCTCCGAACTCTTACTTACGCTCCAAACACAGGTATGCCTAATAAAAACCTTGGGGTTGACCACGCATTTGACGCTTTCGGTTATCTATGTCTCCAGCAATTTAACCTTGCCAAACCAGAGACATTAGGCCAAACTTCGTTTAGAATATACTAAGATACCTAATTCTTATCATGCCCTACCACACTGGAATGAAGAAAAAGAAGAAGAAAAAGAAGGGAGGTAAAAAGAGAAGTGAATGTTCCTGTAAATAAAGCGTTATACTCTAGGGTAAAAGCAGAGGCTAAACGTAAATTCAAGGTTTATCCGTCTGCTTATGCTAATGCGTGGCTTGTACGAGAGTACAAAAAACGTGGTGGTACTTACCGAGTGGAG